TCACGGAGATTGACGAATAGACCAGTCGGCGACTCCGCAAAGCCGATGATCTGAGAAAAGCCACTACTTGCAGGATTTTGAGTCAAAAGCCCATTGGTCGCAAGATAAACTGGGAGATCTACGTCCCAAGACCAGCCCTCAAAATTTATTAGACCGCCTCTGACAATCTTGACCTCATCCCCAGCCGTAATCGCCGAAGTCGTCACACCTAAGACTTTTCCAAGATGGTCGAGATTTGTATTGTCAGCGTAATTGACAGACCCGTCCTCATTCGAGACCACTGCTCGATGACCACCAAGATCGTCTTCTGCCACACGGACGAAAAAGAAAAGATTTGACAAACCTGGGGGGCCACGATCTCCATCGTTTACAACAATAACCCGCTCTTTGCATTCTCCATTAAGAATCACTGTTGCGCTTGGGCAATCATCGCCTCTCGTAATCTGAGAGTTTTCTTTGTTTATAATGATGGTCATTTTGTAATCTCAGCCATCATCGTGAAAATACCCTGCAAAATACGCTCGACATTATCGCCGTTCACCAGCTCTATATCGTATAAATACCGACCAGCATCGATCCCAGCCGTATCAGCGGCGGTCAGATTGATGTCGATTTGATTTGTATTTGAGATCGTGATCTTGCCGTTTGCAGTTGTGAGCTCGACCTCGACTGGAAGATCATAAGACTTTCGGACTTTCATCCTGGCGGTATAGCCCTCGATGTCGACTGGCTCACCATGAATCTGGTATTGCAGATCTCTTGCGAATGTCGTCCCTTGCAATACATCGAAGTCATACCGAAGACAGTCCATGTCACACCTTTGGAATTAGTTGAGCGAGCTCTTCGACGGATTTTGCCGCATTCATCTGATCTTGCAAAGCCGCATACTTATCACGGATTTTCTGACGCTCTGCTTCTGCAATAGATTGCTCGGACGGGATCGTCGCCTTTAGATCCCAAGGCTTGAATTCCTCAGATCGAGCCGCTCTTCGTTTTTCGTGAGCGATGTCTTTTGCTTTTTCAATGTTGATTTTAATCATCATGCTTCCTCAAATTGATTTGACACCGACCCGATACCATCAGCATCAGATCCGTCCCATTCAATAGCATCAAAAAATTCGTCCCAGTATTGAGCCTCTTCTGGAAGGTCTGATAAATTCAAAATCTTATAAGGGACTCCGCTCGGTACATCTTTCTGTGCAATTGCATCAATAGAATAATTTTCTAAACACTCTGGAGTCGGAATCAATGCCGCTATTCCGCCATTGTCATTTGGATAAATAATTATTTTATTCATTTTTTTACCTCATTACGACAAGATTGATATTTGAAACATCTCCAAGCTCTTGAATTCCAGGAACCCACGCAGTCACAATTTTTATAGCAGAAATAGTTTTTGTAGTTGGATCAGAACCGAAAGAGCTTGCCGCTATTACGACAGTGCCCCTGGCAGTATTTTCTTGTTGAGCATTGATGAACCCAAAAACAGCATAATTAGCATCTGGCATTTGTGCCGAAAAATTTATCGTATATTGACCAGTAGAATTTTTTGCAACACTAGAAACATTTCCGCTTGCTCGAATCTTAGAAGTGCTTGGATTTGGCGTAAAAGTTCCAGTCCCGTCAAAATTGACCCAAGCCCTCGCCGCAAAAATTGGCGCATTACCGCTCTGACCAGATCCAAAAGCCGCCGCTTTAATTGGGGGAGCTCCAGTGTCGCCATTCGCCAGTGCAGTGATATTGTCACGCAATGCCAAAATGTCGACCGATCTGAGCGGAGCTCCGACATCAAGGTTTGCATTCGGGATATTAGTCCAAGCCATTTTTCACCTCATTCGTATTCGTATCCAGGGACATTTGTCGGCAGAAGACCAGCCGTGTCCGCATACCAAGCCCCAGTTGCCTTTTGTGGATCAGTAGCACTTGCCCAGCTCGGAGCGTTAGCCGCCATATACCGTCCTGTCTTAACTGCCAAAGTGATGAGCTTGAGCAATTGATACTCTATTGTCTCACCGCTGATGATCTCTTGAGAAGAGATGATCTGATACCGATATTGCTCCGGCTCTCCGTAGAAGTCCACAATAGATCGATGCTGGATGTCGACCACATCTCCGGTCCATAAGTCTCGATCTTTGGCATCCAGGCGCAATTTGACATAGAGCGGATTATCAAAATTCGACCGAATAAGCCTAGATGTCAGGTTGAAAGCCTGGGCCGGAGTGACCCAGCGACCCTCGATGATTCGAATCTTTTTCTCGTCATAGAGATCACGGCTCTCCAGATCAAGATTCGCATTGATCTCAACATTGCGATAATTGCTTCGCTCTGTGCTCGCCCAGTTCCTCGGAGTGTTATAGACCCATACTTGAGAGATCCGGTCTCTTGGATTCGTGGTCGTAGAGAATGAATTTTCGATGATGTCAGATTCATCAATTACTGGGAATGTCCCTGAATAATATCTGACCGCCTTGAATCTGATGGTATTGGCTCGATCATCCCAGTAGATATAAAAAGGCAATTGCTGACATAGCTGATTCAGAGCATCAAAGACAGAGATCGGCTCGCTGATGACGATGCTGAAATTAAACTGAGCAAGATACGTCGTATATTCATTCTGCCAGTCTGTGTCATTAATATATGACGAATCGACACCAGCCCAGTCGACCAGAAGCTCTTTTACGCCTTGCCAGAGCACCTTGTCGGTGTAGACCACACAAACCTGAACCAGAGTATCCAGAGAATGAGTCACTGCGGTCGTTCCATATCGAGCACGAGTGACACCAGTAAAAGTGATGATTCCGCTCGAGATTGTCCGTCCGGTATAGGTCATGATCTCGTCGTCGATCCGAATCGTTCCTGAAGCCGGATAATCAGCCAGAAGTGCCTTATAGATTGTGAATGTAGTCTGAGTCTGGTCGATATTGAGCTGGAGAAGTCCAGTGCTCGCATTCGGGATCTGAGCTCGCTCCTTTTCTGAGAGCTTGAGCGGGTCTTTTGCGACCAGCTTCACTCGTTGGGATGAGTCAGGACCGACGATGGAGTCCATCAGATAATGACGGACCTTCATCTGATTTAGAGCGTCGCCGACATAACCATCATAAAGCCTGACGAGTCGATTCTGATAGTAAGGATTCCGAGCAAGCCACTTGGACCAGAAAGTCCCTCGCTCCAGTGGGTCGAAAGTCCGGCTCGATAGATAAGGATCGACCAGAAAATCAGTATGCGGAGCATCAGTAAAAGTCACACTGAGCACACCTCGCTCGCCAAGAGCTGAATTATCGAGATTTCCTGTTGCAGGATTGAGCTTGGTCGGAGCGGTCGATACAGAATCGATCAGCGGAATCCAGTTTTGATTCTTTGGATGAGTCGTGTTCGGCTTGCAGAAAGTAAGCGTCAGCGTCCCCCTGGAATAAGCCGACGGAACCTGACAAGTCTTCCTGGTGTTGTAGCATTTGACCGTCCCTGATGCAGTGCAAGCTCCGACCCCATAGGTCCGAGTGCAAAGATCCTGATCGATCTGGACGAGCGTCAGCGGCTCTCGACCGCATGAAGTATTACTCACTCCCCTGTCCAATCATCTCGAAAGACACCTGGAGAAGATCCCTGATCCCCATCGTCTGCGGAGAGATGTCCGCCGTGGTCCAGACATAGCCGACCGCATCTGGATAATTGTCTGGTCTCCAGGCAAAGAAAAAAGGATATTTGATTGCCAGCTTTGCGAATGGATCAAAATTTTGGCGATACCAGTCATAGTCTAGATGCCGGAAAGATACCGAAGTCGAGACACCCTGGCGGACCACTGATCGCCCGATCCATTGACCATTCTCGCTTCGGTTTGGCCTGATGACCGTGGTCCGATTGAAATTGATAGGGCTCACATTTGCAAAGCATGGCCTCATCATCTCCAGGGTCCGCCCGAAATAGACCACCCCGACCGATGGAATCACTGACCCCTGGATCGAGATCCGCCAATATCGAGCCGTGACCGGAGCAAATAAAAACATCATCGGGCCATCGTCTGATTGATTCTCGCTGATTACCGACACCCAGGTCGAATTGTTGGTCGAATACTGGACCGTCAGAGCCGCACCAGAAGAGCCGATGGTATGCGCCGCAACACCGCAATAATTGACAGAGACCGCAGATCCAGCATCGACCGTCCAGGTAGCAGGTAGAGTGCTCGGTCTCCAAAATTCATAGGTCAGCGGATTTTTTGCCGCCGATGCTGGAAATCCAGACTGTGCGCTCGATGCCGTGACCGTTCCAGTCCTGGCGATGTTGTCGATGCCGATCCTCGAGTGAGAGAGCGGGATCGTTGGCGAGAAAGTATTCTGGACAAAGATCATCACTGAACCCTTAGCACTGCGCCATCAGAGATGGCTTCGTTGATCTGACCGATAAGACTCCGCACCTGCTCCCGACCAAAGACCTCGCCTTGGAGGTTGATCGATACCATCTGACCGCCACCCATAGCCGCACCAGCCACCGGAGAGACCGGAGTTGCCGCCGTAGACCCAGCCAGAGCCGGAGCCGCACCACCGCCAGCAGACTGACCGCCAGAGTAGCTCTGCGATGCGATAGCAGACACCTGGGCAAAAGCCGCCGCACCATGCGCCGCCGCCATTCCGATATTGATCGGATAAGGATACTTCGCCATCGTTAGCGATATGCCCTCGTATGCGTTCACGATTGCAGTGGCAATTCCAGCGGCTTTGTTGAGATTGAAAAGCGTCTTGTTGTTATTGGCGACACCGTTTGAGATATTTGTCAGCTCTTTGAAAATGGTCTGAGCCTGTTGCTTGTAGCTCATCGCCGTAAATTTTTCCATGTCGCTCATTCCACGTTTGCGGATCTCCGTGAGCTTGTCCTGGAGCTCTTGCTCGAGCTGGGCGAGCATGGTGTTGTGCTCGATATTCATCTCCAGCTCTGAGCCGTAATACTCAGTCAGCATCTCCAGCTTGCGCTCGTGTTGCTCTAATAGAGCCTGCTCTTCAGACAGCAAACCCTGGCGAATTGCTTCTACATTCTGAGCGACCAGCTCGGCTCTCTTGGCTTCTGGACTATTTGCCTCGATCTCGTTTAGGCGAGCAATATGAGCGGCTTTCAGCCCCTCGATCGTCCGGTTGTATTCCTCTTCCGTGATGAGTCGGCTCTCGAGAGCTTTGGTCAATTGCTTTTGATCGTCAGCGAGCTTTTGATCGAGAAGCTCTTTCTCGGTCTTGTAGGAATCCTGAATCGCCTTGATTTTGTCCTGAAGAGCCTCTTTGTCTTTGTCGCTCAGTCCAGTCATCACCGGAGCGGCGGCTCTTGTGTCTTGATTATTTATCTCGGCGAGTTGCTTTTGTTGCTCTTCTCGAATCCCTTTGAATACTTCTCCAATTCTCTTTTGAATCTCTCCGCCGTCCAGAATCGCTCCAAGCTCGGTCATCCCGAATAGGGTTGACCAGAATCCCTTCTCGATGCGGACCTCATTCAAAGCGACCAGATAAGCCAGCATATCATTGAGCCTGGGCAGTAGTGACTGCGCCATCTGATTTGCCGCACCAGCGGCGGAGGCTTTTAGCCGATCCAGATTGTCATTGAATATGCCAGCTTGAGCGGCGGCTTCTGGCGTAATCACACCACCGAATAGCTGAAGCTCGTCACCATATTTTTTGATTCCAGCACTTCCTTGATTCAAAAGCGGGATGATTTGTGCGCCAGATCTGCCAAAGATTTGAATGGCAAGAGCGGTCTTGTCAGCTCCGTCCTTCATGTCAGCGAATCGGTCAGCAAGGTCCATCATGACCTCATCGCTCGCTCTTAGAGATCCGTCGGCATTCTTAAAGCTCACACCGAGAAGCCTGAAAGCGTCGCCAGCCTCTCCGGTCCCCTGGCTCGCACTGTTCATATTGCGAGTGAGCATGACGATTCCGCCCTGGAGTTCTCCAAGGGACACATCGGCGAATTTTGCCGCATACTCTAAGCGAGACAGAGCCGAGACACTGATGCCAGTGCGCTCTGCTAGATCATTGAATGCGTCAGCGGCATCGATGGCTCTCTTGACAATCACGCCGACCGCAGTCGCCGCTACAAGAGCCGCCGCTCCGAATGCCTTGATATTGAAAGATGCGCTCTGGGTCGACTTATCAAAATCGCCGACCTTTTGCTTTGCCTCATCGACACCTTTGGTCAGACCAGAAGTGTCTGCACCGATCTTGACTGTTAGGTCTCCGATTTGACTCATCTCACCATCTCATAAAGGCTTGCCCATTTATCGACCTCTGGGGGATGCTTAGACTCCAGAAGCCACCAAAACTCTACCGGATTCAGCCGCCAAAACTCCGACGGTTGAATCCCCCACATCCCCACGGCGACCTTGTAGGCTTCTCTGATTAGCTCTTGCCGCCCGTGGGAGCGGCTTGGTCGTTTCCCTGTTTTTTGGTCTGGAGAGCACTTGGCGGGATCATCATCGCTAAAAGATTCGACAAGCTCGCCATTACAGATGCACCAGACTCACCGGAAAACATCCCAGCATAGACCTCATCATCGCTCACTCGAGCTCCCGCATACCTCAAGACCGAGCCGAAAGCCATCGCCAGTTTCGCCATCGGAGCGTCGCCCTTGTTGGCATACTCTCCGAGCTCTTTCAAAGTGATGACTTCCTCGATCTTTGCGATAGCTCCCATGACCTTCGTAGATTCAATCTTAAACTCCTGGCCTTTCCAGGCCAGAGTCACATCCTCGAAGACCTTCATTAGGATGCTGGGGTATAAGTCCAAGCACCAGAAGACTGGAGCGATGCCGAGAATGTCAGAGCATCAGCATATTCGCCAGAGTCCTCGACGGATGCTAGGAAAAAGTCACCAGCAATCTCACCACCATCGGGATATTCGATAGTAATGTCGGTCAGCATCAAAGAGCCGCCAGCCAGGATCACTGCTCGCAGAGTGTCATCCTTGGTCACGCCTTCGACGGTCAGATCGATGGAGTAAGTGCCAGCCTCGCCGAGCATTGTGCGAAAGCCCAAGTCATCATCCGAAGTGATGTCGACCGGAGCACCAGCGATCGCAATGGTCTTGGTGCGGACACCAGCGATCACAACATTGTTTTTTAGGACTTTTAATTCCCGACCGTTTGCCGCCGCCATATTTAAGACTCCTTATCAATAATCAAGCGAAATCGTTGAACCCCATGTCTTGTGAGACCGTCCGGATCGAGGATCGATTCCGAATACTCGCTAAAACATAAGACCGTATGATACCCATCGACCGACAATTGCGATAGATGCAAAGAATTGTAGATCGCTCCCTGTACATCTTTGACCTGGAGCCGCCCACGATACCGACTCCATGAGTGAATCGTGATAGTCGCCTCTTTGCCGACACTCGTATCAGTGTCCCAGTCGAGCATCGTGTCATCACCAATGGTCACATAAGGGAAAGGCAGATCAGATCCAGCGTCTTTCGGCTCTGGGACCGCATCATAGATTGCGGGAAGCGACGAATTATTGACATTCTTGGCGAGCAAAGCCGCCAGCCCAGCATCAGAGATCAATTGGTCATAGATCGCTTTCTGGATTGCTGATTCTGCGCTCATTTAGCCGCCCTCAAGGTCTCTGTCACTCGCTGAAAAAAGTTCCGTCGCTCACGCTCAAAAGCCGGAAAAAGAAAGGGTCGAGCCGCCATATTTTTTGTGCCGAATTCCAAAGCCGCCGCATAAGTCGAGCGAGTCCCATCTGAGAGCCCTTCGCTCTTGCTCGTGATGCTCCCTCTCAAGTCCATAGACCCAAAAACACCGATCACGGCCTCAGTCGAACTTGCAATCCAGCGGATCGAGTTAAAAAGCCGCCCAGTATCGATCCTGGGAGCGTTTCCTGGGCTCGAAGCCGTATGAGTGACCGACCGCCTCTTATAGGACAGTCCAGAGCCTGGAGAGCCCTTCATGGCTCGCATGGCATCGGTCCGGATATTGATCGCAGTCAAAGTCACCGC